GATAGGGGCGATGAAGAGGAGAGTACAACCCCACTCGTGAACTTTGATAACTAAATAATGATATCTAATAGGTAAACCCATAGGCTAGATAATAGTCTAGTATCAACCTATGGAAGGATAGATTATGGAAAAACTTATTAATATGTGCTATTACACGGACGACCCCGATAACGTGCGCGTTTGTATTATTCAATGTAAGGATACCATTACAATTAGCATCAATAATATGTATCATGCGGTTGAACTGCTTCGCAGTTTTCCTAGTGAACAGATTGACGGTGCATCTGTGCTTTACGATGATAATGGCGACCATTTTAAGTTGGAATGGCATAAGTAGTGCAAGGCTATGCATCGCTTTAACAGGGTGCATCTAGCCTATGGGTTTACCGGAAAACGTTATCCCTGCATGTTGGATAAAATGCAACATGGAAAGGGGTTACTATGGACGGTTATAACGGTATGATGGAACTTATTGATGCATTTGGCGAGTCGTATATTCTAGAATCGCTGATGAATGCTTTATCTGATGATGAATTATTCGATGCATATTGCTATATATGCAAGAATGAGGATTTTCCAGGCCAATACCTTGATGACTGTGATGAGTAACGTCAATGTTGGGCGCATGGTGATATTACGTGCATCCAACATGCAGGGATAACAAAACATTGAAAGATGGTTATCATGACAATTAAAAGGACTTTGTATAAATTGGTTGTATTGCATGGCGATGATATGGTTTATGAGTCTAAATCTTATGGCTATGCGGGTGAACTTATGGAACTATATGACGTTATGCAAAAGATTTATGCTGGTTTAGACTGCGATGTGGCAATTTTGAGAAACGAAATTTCTGTTGCGTGTGTAACTCGCGTATAGGTAGCTATTCATCCGCCCAATTCGATGTGAAGATTTGGTGAAAATCATGTCGAATCGGGCGGGTGTTGGCCCAGGGAAGCCGTCCACCTGGTAAAATGGATGGCGACGGAAAGCAATATACGAGAAAGGAAAGTTGTAATGAGCCGTCAAATTACGTTTTACAAGTTCGAAGTCGGAGTGCAGGGCATGAAGCAAGCGGCAGATGGGCGTTACGACCTTGTGCGCACTCCCGTGTGCGTCGTCGAAGCAACGTCTATGACCAAGTCGGAGATTCGCGCCGCTATCATGGAAGCGGGAGTTTCATGCCCGCGCGGTACTGACGTGTACGCCGACAAGGTGGGCAAGGTTCGCTACATGTTCGAGACGGCCGACCTGATGCGCATCTGCAAGGAGCGCCAGGAGCTCGACCTCGACGGCAACCCCGTCGAAGCCTAGGGGCGATTGGGCGCACCCGGCCATCATGCCTGAAGGCGCGATGGTCGGGATGCGGTCAATCAATCCCCGTCAACGGGCGGGAGCCGCAAGTAGAAAGGGGACGTTATGTCCGAGATGGAGCTGATGAACATCGCACAGGAGCTGAGCAGCGAGCAGACGAGCACTTTCTGCTCGATTCAAGGCGGGACGCTCGAAGCCAAGGCTGCCGTGTTCAACGCGTCCAACAACCCCGACCACAAGGTGGGGGACTATATCAACAAGGTTATCAAGGTCAAGGACGTTCTGGCTGAGCAAATCGAGATTGCAGACGAGGAGAGCGGGGAGGTTCAGAACGCCGTCCGAGTCGTCCTCATCGACACGGATGGGAAGAGCTACCAGGCCGTCAGCACTGGAATCTTCAACGCCCTCAAGAAGGCTATCGCGATTTTCGGCGCGCCTACTTGGGACGACGGCCTTCCCTGCCTTATCAAGCAGGTGAGCGTCGGCAAGGGTTCCATGCTCACGTTCGACGTTCAGTTCTAGGGCTGGAAGGGTTCCTGGGGCGCACCCTAAAGCGCCCCTTTCTTTGGAAGGAGTAAATTGTGAAGGAATGGATTTTCTACCTGCTTTCAGGATTCGCAGGGGTGGCGGCGATTTTCGGGCTGTTCCCGAGGAGGTAGCCATGGGGGTTTTCGAGAGGGTTTCGCCCTATATCGGTATTCTTTTCATGTTCGCAGGTTTCGGATTCCTGGGAATGGCGGTAGGATACGGTTCCGACCGTCTTTTCTGGACTTCGGTTCTCTGTTTCGCAGGTTCCTTGTGGTTCCTGGTTCTGGTTAGGGAGGTATTCTATGGCAGGTTCTAAGCTGACGCGCAACGGGGTTTGCTACAACCTCGGCGAGACGCCGTTCCACGCGGAGGTGGACGGGTACGACTTCGCATTCTCTTCCAGGGTTCACCTTGAATCGTTCGTGAAGAAGGCCAAGGTCAAGAAGGATTGGCTGAACGACTCCCTGAGCCGTCGTTTCCACGTGACCGTGAAGGCCGACGAGCTTGCCTTGGTTCAACTTTACCAGCAGGTCGAGACGAGGGGTTTCAGGGTAGTGTCGCCCTCCGGGACGGTCTACTACGCGCCCGAGACCATGACGTTCTGGGTTACGCTATGAGCGCGTTCAACTGGACAGCCACAAGGCTCGACCGTTTGACAAAGGCCGTCAGGGCCTATAACAGGGCGATAACGATGAGGGAGAGGGAGCTGGCTTCCAGCGGTGCCGGGCGGGATATAGCGTCCCTCCCTCCCAGGGTCACCGTGTCGGAGGTCAAATCGAGGATACACAACGTGAACGATTTCCGCCGCATCGTCGGGTACGCCGGAGATGCGCGGAGGGGCAGGAGCTCGGAGCTTACCCGTATCCTCAAGTCGTACGACCCTGAAGCCCTTTTCCTGACGCGCGATGCGGCTGGCAACATGGTAACCCGCTACCAGGTCAAGGAGGACAGGCTCAACAAACGCGCCATAGCGCGCGAGCGTAGCAGGCGCCGCAAGGCCATGGGTGAATCGGCGTTTCCCGGCGATGCGGCTTACGACTTCGGTGCCATGTCCGAACCGGAGTACAGGACCGCCATGGAGGACAACGACATGACGTTGGACGGCGAGGGCGAGCCGGACGACTCCTACGAGGACGTGGACAGGCAGACCAAGGCGCGATGGGAGTTCGAGGACAACCGGAACAAGCGTTCGCAGGTGATGCCCGATGCCATGGTCGCGGTGTATCTGGATACCTGGAAGAACCCGATGAACTTCCACGCCGCGATGCCAGGGTACCGAGACCTTGTAGATGCCGTCGATTGGCTGCTTCGGAACAACGTCAACGCCCTGAACAAGATGTTCGACAGCGGCTACGACGAGATTGACCCGCAATTCATCACCGAAAGCGGTGGCGCGAGGAACCCGTACAACGGAATCTCCTACGAAACCAGGCACAACAGGGCCGTGAGGTTCGTCGTCGGCTGGGCGCGGAAGGCGGGCTACCGTGGCTAGGGATATCGTCGATGTAGGTTATGCCGTCGATGACGAGTGGTGGGAGGACGTGCTGATGCGAAGGAGTTACACGGCCGACTTCGAGACCACGACGGATTTGGACGATTGCCGCGTTTGGGCAGCAGCCGTTTGCGAGATTGGGGCCGAGGGATTGCCGGTCGAGCACGGGACCTCCATCGAATGGTTCATCGAATGGTGCGAGTCCCACGCGCAATGCAACATCTACTTCCACAACCTTGCGTTCGACGGTGCTTTCATCATGGACTGGCTGGAACGCAACGGATGGGAGTGGGTTCCCGACAGGAACCACGTATCCGACAAGACGTACATGACCATCATATCCGATGCGAACCAGGTTTATTGCATCGAGCTTTGCTTCACGCGTATGATGCGGGTGAAGATAATGGACTCGCTCAAGGTAATCCCCTTGTCCGTGGCCAATATGGCCAAAGCGTATAACCTTCCCATGATGAAAGGGCACTTAGATTACGAAACACCTAGACCTGTAGGCCACGAGCTTACCGCCGAAGAGATAGAGTACATAGACGGGGACGTCAGGATAACCGCGATGGTTCTGGAAACCTTCCTTAAGGAGGGTCTCAACAAGCTTACCGCAGGTTCCAATGCCTTATCCGACTACAGGGGGATGATGGGCGGCAAGAAGGGGTTCCGTCGTTGGTTCCCGCTTTTGGACGACGAGGAGGACGAGTTCATACGGAAGTCGTACCGTGGCGGCTTCACCTGGGTCAATCCGAAGTACCAGGGCAAAGAGCTATCGGAGGGGATAGTGTTCGACGTCAACAGCCTTTACCCGTCGGTTATGGCTTCCTGCGACGGGCAAAGGCTCCCTTACGGCAAGCCCGTATGGTTCGACGGCAAGCCCAAGCCCAACGACGTCTACGATTTATGGGTTGCCCAGGTAACGTGCAGTTTCAGGGTCAGGGAAGGCCATATACCCTGCATACAGTTGAAGGGTAACTTCCGCTTCTCCCAGACGGAGTACCTTTCGAAGAGCGATGGAGAGGTAACGTTCACGGTTACAAGCGTCGATTGGGAGCTTATAACCCAACAGTACCATGTATACAATCTACGTTGGCACGGTGGGTATGTTTTCAAGAGCGCGAACTTTCTTTTCCGCGACTACGTGGAGAAGTGGGTGGAGGTGAAGAACCAGGCCACTATAGACGGCAATTCGGGTAAGCGTCAGATTGCAAAACTCATGCTTAATTCTCTATACGGAAAGTTCGCGACGAGGACGACCGTATATTCCAGAAGGCCCATGTTGGTGGACGACGTTCTAAGGTACGTAGACCTTGAACCGGAGAAGAGGGACCCCGTGTATTTGCCGGTAGGCGTGTTCATAACGGCTCACGCCAGATACAAGACGGTGACGACCGCCCAGTCCGTGTACGATAGGTTCGCTTACGCGGATACGGACAGCATCCATTTGGTAGGTACGGAAGTGCCGGACTGCATAGACGTGGACGACGTGAGGTTGGGAGCTTGGAAGCACGAGTCTACATTTTGCAAAGCGAAGTTCCTGCGGGCCAAATGCTATCTGGAGTACGAGGTGGGAAAGGAATCCCCGACCGTGCACGTGGCCGGTATGCCCGCGTCGTGCCATTCGCAGGTAGCGATGGACAACTTCGACTTCGGAGCATCGTATGACGGAAAGCTCTATACGAGGAGGGTAAAGGGAGGAATCGTCCTGGTTCCCGACAAGATGGAGATTCGCGAATAAAATATCTTTTTCTTATATTGACGTTCACCTCCTTTCGGCGATACAATCTGCACGGCAGCGTCGAAGGGAGGTATTACTATGCCATACGTATTCGTAGAGGAGCTTGAAGAAGGCCAGGAAGAAGCCCAAGTGGTCGATGCGTCGGAGTACAGCGCTTTGCAGTTGGAATACGACACCGCAGTCGGAGCGCGCGATATGCTCCAACAGTCCGTAGACGCGTTGGAGCAGGAACGCGACGACCTTGCCGAGGAACGAGACAACCTTGCCGGTGAACGTGACGCGATTGCAAGCGAGCGCGACAGTCTAGCCGCCCAGCTGGACGATGCGAAAACCAAGTTCGCCGATGCCTTCCTATCTTCACCGCAGAGGGCGAAAGAGGTGCAGCGGGAGGATGCGGCGGGCGAAGGGCGAACCTACACGTTCGACGAGCTATTCGCAGGAAGGAACAAGTACCATGCCAATTAAACCTACCGAGGTGGAACTCAACGCTATCAAGGTTATGAAATCAGACCCCGACTTCTCCAAGCGCACCGTCGAGACAATCATCAACGAGACTCCCGTTCTCCGAGATGCGCTTTTGGAAGCGGGACTAGTGGAAGAGGTGAAGAGCAATGACTAATCCCGTTCGCATTCCCGACGATACCCGTTCGATTCATAAAATCGGCGAGTTCATCATGTCCTATCAGCCGTACCAGAACGCGTACCTGAACGCTCTGGTCAACCGAGTAGGGCGCGTCCTGGTGACGTCGAGTATCTGGAACGACCCCTGGGCCGTGTTCGACAAGGGACGCCTCGAATACGGGGAGACGGTGGAGGAGATTTTCGCGAACGTCGCCAAGCCGTTCAGCTACGACCCCGCCGAATCCGAGAGCAAGCTCTACAAGCGGCACATCCCGGACGTCCGGGCAGCCTTCCATTCCATGAACTGGCAGAAGGTCTATCCCGTCACCGTCAGCAACGACCAGCTTCGACAGGCGTTCATCTCCTACGGCGAGATGACTTCCCTCATCGCCTATATCGTGGATACCCTTTACACGGGAATGTCGCTGGACGTGTTCCTCACCAAGAAGTACATGCTCTGCCGCGAAGCGCTGAACGGCGGCATCTACACCGTCGTCACCGCTCCCATCAGCGGCACCAACGCCAATCCCGAGGACGCCGTGGAGAAGTACCGCGAGTACACCAACAACCTCACCTTCCTCAAGACCACGTACAACCGTGCCCATGTGCGCAACCATACGCCCATCGACAAGCAGGTAATCATCGTCCCGAACAAGGCCGAATCCGTAATCGGGGTCAAGGTTCTGGCGGCGGCGTTCAACCTTTCCGAAGTTGACTACATCAGCCGCCGAATCGCCGTCGATTCCTTCGACTTCGACGCGGACGACGAGGAGCGCCTGGGCCTTCTGTTCGCTAACGACGATACCTACGCGCCCTTCACCTCCGAGGAGAAGGCGGCTCTTCAGAAAATCAACGCCGTGAAGCTGGACACGGACTGGTTCATGTGCTTCACCAACTTCGAGCAGTTCACCGAGAACTACAACGGTCTGGGACTGTACTGGCAGTACTTCTACCACGGGTGGCGTACCTTCTCCGTTTCGCCGTTCGCGAACGCGGTGCTGTTCACCGAGGAAGCGTCCAATATCAAGGCCGTCAAGGTATCTCCGACCACTGCCAACGTCGCCCAGGGGACGTTCATCCAGATGAGCGCCACGGTTACCGGGACGGGACTGTTCGACAAGGCCGTTACGTGGACCATTTCGTCCACCTCGGATTTGGCCAGCGGGACTTCCATCGACGGCGGCACCGGCCTTCTGCGCGTCGCTGCCGACGAGGTGGCGGGCACGGCTATCACGGTGACCGCCACCGCCGTGGACGGCAAGACCGGAACGGCTACCGTCACCGTCGTGGCGGCGTCCTAGGTTTTCGCCTTACTCGCCTGGGGAGGACCGTCAAGGCCCTCCCCTTTTTCCATAAGGAGGTAGAATGTCCCTTCCGAACTACGCGCCTTCGGGGAAGATACTGTTCGGTTCCGTTCCTTGGGGCGACGGGTACTCCAACGTCCGCCTGTACTCTTCCCTGAGCGAGCAGTACAACGACATAGCCAATATGATGACCTTGTCAAGCGAGGGATACGTTTACATAGGCAGGAACAGGCGTCTGAAAGTGGATATCGAAGCCGACAGGCTCTACCACTGCAATTACTGCATGTACCGCAACGATTCCCTTACGGACGGGTTCATCTACTGCTTCGTGAGCGATGTGGAGTACATCAACGACAACACCTCCGAGGTCACTCTGACTACGGATATTTTCCAAACGTACCTGTACGGCGTCGATTGGACGGTCCCGCCATGCTTCATAGAGAGGGAGACGGTTGCAAGCGAGAGCGAAGCGTACCTTCTAACCCCGGAGCCGGATTTTCCGTTGATATACACCATAACGGCGGAGAACCATTTTTGGTTCGACAAAGGCGGCTACGTCGTCTTCACGTCCGCGACGCCTGAGCAGAACGCCAACGTGGTCGAGGACATCATCAATCCGTCGGGATGGTATGCCAAGCCGGCTCCGGTGCATGTCTACAAGGGCATTCCCAACGGGTGCAACATCTATTACTGCCCCGTGGACACGACTTCCGGGCATAGCGAGGAATTGGAACTGCTGCTGAACGGCCTGACGTTTGCCGGCAGCACCGATTCGGTGGCGGCGATAGTCTCCCTTCCCTCGTTCGTCCTCAGCGGTTTGAAAAAGGGGATAAACACATCTGACGAGCTGATTCCCCAGGACGGGCACACGACCCCGGTCGCTCAGATAGGCATACCCGAGAGGGGTAGCAGCGTAGACGGGTACACTCCGCACAACAGGAAGCTGCTCTATTACCCTTACACCTACTGCAACCTCACCGACTACAACGGGAGCGTGAGCGAACTCAGGTACGAGCTTCGCACCGGCACGGAGAGCCAATGGGTCGCGGATATCAAGTCTTGCGTTTCGACCGCATGCGAAGCGTTCGTCTATCCCACGAATTACATGGGCGTCAGCAAATGCTTCTCCGCCGGAATAGTGTGCAAATGCGGTGCCACGGGGTCATGGTCGAACAACGCCTTCGCCAATTGGATGGGACAGAACGGCGGGAGGATAGCCCTCGAAGTGGGAGGTATGGCCGTTGCCGGTATCGGCGGCATGTCCTCCGTCGGGAAGGCGGCATCGGCGTTGAGCAGGAGGGACGCGCTCACGGGGATTGCGGGTTCGCACAACACCGTGCATGCTTCCGCTTCCGCCAAAGCTTCCGCACGCAGGGAAAGGGCGAACCTCGCTTCCTCCGCTTCCGACGATATCCGAAACGGAATGGCGCAATTGGGCTTCGCAGGGGGAGCCGCAGGCGGTCTGTACTCCGAGGTCACGAACGCGATGCACCAGCCCACCACGGCCAGGGGAGAGGTCGAGAGCAACGTCATGTTCGGAACGGGCGTTCAGGGGGTGCATTCGCAGCGTATAAACGTCGTTGCGAGCGTAGCCAAGCAGATAGACCAGTTCTTCGACCGATTCGGATACGCCGTCGAGAGGGTGGAGACGGTGAACATAACATCGCGTCCCGTCTGGAACTACGTCAAGACCCAGGCATCGGTGGCGAGGTCGGCGAACGCGGCGGCGGGAAGCAGCGCCCCGTTCGCCCGGGGGAGGGGCACGCCGGCGGACGCGCTGGAGGTTATAGGGAGCGCGCTTGATTCGGGTGTGACTTTCTGGCATACTACATCGGGATTCGGGGACTTCTCCCAGGACAACTCTCTATAGGAGGTGATTGGATGTACACTGGCATGTTCATGCCCGACGGAATGGTCCCGCCCTCGATAATGCAGGACGGGGCCAGGGCTCAGAACGCCGAGACGTTCATCACGAACCAGGATACCGCAGCCATGTTCATGTGGCGTTTGATGAACCTTGCCGTAAGCGTATTCAAATGGAGCAACCTTCCCAGGGGCGTCGACGAGCGCATGATAGAGTTCTGGCTTCTACGGGACGGGTTCGTAGGCTTCTTCTACGACGAGATGCTCAAATCCGACGAGAAGAGAAGGGCGCCCGAGGGTTACGCCGTACTTCCCATGATGGTCCAAGGACAATGGGACATCTACGAGTACCCGAAGGATAGGAAGGCTTATGCGGTAAACGGGTTCCAGTACGATTGCGACGAGAGCAACTCGGTGATAATCTTCAACAACTACCTGCGGGTCCCGATGTGGTTGACCTTATGGCAGTACGCTTTCCGCCTGGCCGAAACCCAGAGGACCATCGACATCAACGTCCGCCAGCAGCGCACCGCCAGGGTCATCAGATGCGACGAGTCCCAGCGTTTGACGTACCTTAACGCAGCCAAGGAGGTGGACGAGGGCAGGAATTGGGTGAAAGGCGAGAAGAACCTGGATTTGAACGGGTTCCAAGTGTTCGATATCACCACGCCTTACGTGGGAGGTGAACTCCAGGTCTACAAGCACCAGATTTGGAACGAAGCCCTCACGTACATGGGAATCGAGAACGTCAACACCGACAAGAAGGAACGTCTTATCTCCGACGAGGTTGTGAACAACATGGGCGACGTCGAAGCGGAGCGCTTCACGCGGTTGAACGCGAGGAAACAGGCCTGCGACGAGATTAACGAGCTGTTCGGGTTGAACGTGGACGTCGAGTTCCGCAGCGGCACCTATATCCGAACCGGTGCGACGGGCAATGCGCAAGTCGAAGTGAAAGCCGATAGCGATTCCGCTGTTCCAGGTGATGACTATGAGTAAGTACACGACTCTTCTCAGGTGGCCGGTCGAGCAGGCGCTCGACGATTTGAATCTGGAGCACTCGGAAGCGAACTGGCCTAGAATCTACGGCGTCGTCGGGTTGGACGATTATCCGATATTCGACGAATCCCACCGTCAGGTTCTGAACGACAAGATTATACGAGCCTACTATTTCCGGGAAATAGGGTTCGAGACCATGGGGCTGTTCCGATGGAAGCTTCGCCAGCGAATGTTGGAGATTATGCCGTACTGGAACAAGATGTACGAATCCGAATCGATGGTCACGGACCCTATGCTCTCCAAGAAGATGGATTTCACGGAGGAATGGACCAGGGACGAGGATATCGGAATAGCCAGGACGGGCAGCGAGGACAGGAGCGGGAAGTCGTCCGCAGCTTCTACTGCTTCATCCACGTCCGACGATAGGAGCGTATTCCAAGACACGCCGATGAACGGTCTGGACACCGGGGCTATCGAATCGATGGACTATGCGACGACGGTGACCATGGACGATGGGAGTTCGTCCTCCTCCTCGTCCAATACCGGCGAATCATCCGCCAAGTCCTCCACCAAGGACGATAGCAAGGAGTTGGGCGACTACGAGGGCACGAGGAAGCACCGCGAGGAAGGTTTCGACGGTTCGCAGTCGGATTTGCTCTTGACTTACCGAAAGACGCTTGTTAATATCGACCTCGAAATCGTCCGCAGCCTTGACGATTTGTTCATGAGACTATGGTAGGAGGTAGCATGGATTCTTCTTTCCCGTACGCTTGCGCGGCCGGCACCAGGCTCGGATACTGGTGCCAACTCGTGCTGCCTGCCGCTTACGACGATTCCCTTTCATATTACGAGCTTCTGTGCAAGGTCGTGAAGTACATAAACGACCGTAAAGACGGGTACAACGAGCTGGTGGACGTCGTGGCGAAGAACGCCGACGACATAAAGCAGTTGCAGGACGATTTCCAGAAGTTCATCGACAGCGGTTTCGACGAATACTACGCCGACCAGGTAATAAAGTGGATTGACGCCCACATGGAATTCGTATTCCAGCATACGGTTAGGCAAGTGTTCTTCGGCCTTACCTCGGACGGGTACTTCGCAGCGTACATCCCCCGCTCATGGGACGATATCATCTTCGACACCGGGATGGACTTCGACGACGATTCTTACGGACGCCTTATCCTGAGATGGAACGTGGACAGCGTGCATCCCGTGAATCAAACAATCGAGACGCGAAACGAGAGACCGCACGGAACAGCTTCTAGGAACGGAGATTAAGATGGCAAACCTTGAAACAAATTATACGGGCGTTCGCGAGTACGTCGGGGCGCGTTACGTCCCGGTTTTCGCCGACCCTGTGGAATGGAGCACCGACCTTGCGTACGAACCGCTAACCATCGTCACGTACGCGGGAGATTCCTATACGTCGCGGCAGTACGTTCCCAAAGGAACACCCATAGGCAACGCCGAGTACTGGGTTCCGACCGGGAACTTCAACGCTCAGCTGGACGCGTACGGACGTCAAGTGAAGCAACTCCAAACATCCGTCGACGGTTTCCAAACCGAGGTCGACAACCTCGACAAGCAAGTCTCCATGTTCTCCAGCACCTACGACATCGGGAACTACAGCGACTTCAAGTACGCCCTTCGCGCACCTGCCGCATTCGATACCAACCAGTTCCTTCAAATCTGCTCCAAGCAATGGGGGTGGTTCAAAACCAATAATTGGACTTACGAACTGAACCAGAGCACCACCGTTCCGCTTCTCAACATCGACACAGGCCAGACGCTTAACGCCAGCGGCGCGGTTACAAGCTGCTCCCCTGCCGTGGTATCGGCGCTCTGCCTTGCCGGTTACAGCGAGTTGGCGGGAACTTCGAAATACTTCACGAACACGAACGAAATGCGGGACTTCCTGGTCGGAAAAGGTTGGACCGTTATCAACGACCAGGGTAGTATACAAGCCGGGGACATCGTATTGCAGGGCTGGCACACCGATGTGCAAGCCGACTCCACCGCCATGCATGTTTTCGTGGCTGCCAGCAACGTGACGCGTTACGATGCCGGCGGAACATCCCAGATTCAGGCTGGCGGCCCGGTTCCGGATAATTGGAGCAACCTACGTCCGAACATCAACGGGTACTACGAGAACGGCCTTTACGCTTTCGACGCCAGCCGTTATCTGCATGCGCCGTCTAAGACCGATAGCCAGCCGTGGAAGATGCTTGTAACCGACACGCAAGGGCTGACCCAGTTGCTGTTCTCCAAAAGCCAGTTGGTTGTCCGTTCGCTCGAAGGCGACACCATGGAACAGCGAAGCGTGGACCTCGCATGGCGGGCGCCGTACTACCAATATCTCGACAAAAACAGCTCGGCTAACGAGAATGGATACATCCCCCTTCCCAAAATATCCAAAATCGCCATTCCGTCCATCAATACGAGCGTACAGCCTTACGCCGACGTCGCGGACGGCGTCGTGATTCAGGATAGCGGCGTGTTCGTGATAACGGCGCATACGATATACATCTCGTCGTCCAGCGCGGACACTTCGCAGGCTATCGTGACCCTGGAGTGGGAGCAGGACGGCACCAAGCATAACCTTGTAACCGCGAAGGAAAAAGTTAACGGGTACGGTTCTCTGGATATGACGAAGATAATCGCTTTCGGCGCTTCGCCGTCGAACCCGGTGACGCTTCGATTGAAGAACAACTCGCTCAACGCGAGCGATATAACCTTCGAGGGCGGTGCCGACCGCACCTTCCTCGAGGTGCGGCAGCTGGCATGATACGCGGGATAGACGTGGGCGAGCTATGACGGTCAACATCCCGAACCCCAAGTTCCGCGACGAGTACGCGCTGAACGACCTCCAGGGGCAGATTGACGCTATTGTCGGCCAGAGCGGGGACCTGACCGCCCTGGCCGACAGGGTGACGGCCGTGGAGGGCGTCGCATCAGACGCCAAGTCCACGGCCGACACGGCCTTGGCCGACGCCGGCAGCGCGAAAGCCAAGACTGACAAGCTGACGGTAAACGCCTCGTCCGTCGGCTTCCTCAACGTCAACGGCTCGAACGACACGCCGGGGTTGAGGATAGCTCTTCCAGGGTACAACCGTTTCCTTTACTGGAACGACAACTCGCTAAGTCTTTGGAACTCCGACGATAATTCCCGGCAATGGGGAATTCGGGCGGATTTGATGAAATATTCGTCCTTCACCGCAAAGACGGACGTTCGCGTGCTCTACCTTAACGGAAGCCTGATAATCAACTTGTCTGGAACCACTGTGACGTTCGACGGCAAGGGTAACTGGATAAGGGTGGCGACCCTGGACGAGCTTCACATAACGAAGTTCATAGGCTTGACCCCGGTATACGCTGCCTGCAACAGAGGATACGAGGACGGTTACGAAGTCACGTTGAAGTTGCAGAGCGATGGGCTGTTCGCGCGCTCCGGGTCGGCGTCCGGGGCATATCCCGTCTACGGGCAGCTGGTGGCGTTCGCCTGGGCGCTCCCCGGAGCGAAACCGATGGCATTGCCACGTAAGAGCGAGCCGGCCCGGGTTCGGAATGCGGAGCCGGCCGCGGACGATGGGGGATTGCCGGTTCCCGATGACGGGCTGGAATTCGCCGTGATGGGAGGATAGCATGCGCGGTATCGACATCAGCAACCATCAGAAGGACCTGGACATCTCATCCGTGCTACCCAACGTGGGATTCGTAATGTGCAAGGCTACGGAAGGGCTTTCCTTCGTAGACGCATACTGCGACGTATTCGTGCAGAAATGCATTTCAGCGGGGAAGCCCTGGGGATTCTACCATTTCGCCGGAGACGGCAACCCTGAATACGAAGCATCCTATTTCGTTGAGCATACTTACAACTACTTCGGCAAAGGTTTGCCTATGCTGGATTGGGAGGGCGACCAATCGGTCGAATGGGTGAACAGATTCGTACGCAAGGTGCACGACATGACGCAGGTATGGCCCGTCATCTACGGGAATCCCTGGCGCTTCAACCAGGGCGGGGTCGAGCCTAATTGCGGCCGATGGGTCGCATCGTATCCGAACTGGTATCGTCCTTCGCTGAGCATCGAATTGCCCGAACCGCCCGAGACCGACGGCCTGGTGTGCGCGTGGCAGTTCGCCAGCGACGGCGTTGTCCCGGGGGCCGAGGGATGGGAGCTGGACGTGGATGAGTTCTACGGCGACGAAGCCGCCTGGGAAGCTTACGCGGTCGGAGAGCGCGGAGGAGCTTCCAACCCCGTCGGCGATAGCGTATCGGTGCTGGAGAACGGGGAGTACAGAATCACGGTTGAAAGGAAATAGAATGCCGTACACCGTCCTCGGCGCCCTGGGAAAATGCGAGCTTTTGAACGGATGCACCTCGACGAATTCGACGGCGCTTCTCACGCTGAACAACTGCGTGATAGTTTGCGGTGATTATACCTTCGATGCGACGGCTTACGATATGAAGTTCGCAAAACTTCCTAGGGAAGAAATGTTTCCGGAGAAGACGATACGCGTTCCGGTTATGTGCGAGGTCGAGTTCCTCGGAAGCCCCTGCTATGTGAATACGTATATGGAGGTGGATACGGAAGGCAATATGAGCGTCCCGCTTAACGGCACCGTTACTGTGAAGTTGGAGAATGTCATAATCCCGATAAATTCGCGCTACTATAACGATGTAATAGGTAACAATACAGGTGAGGGAACTTCACCGTTGTCTATTCAATAAGGGGAAAACATGGAAGAGGTTTTCGTAATATGCTGCATATTCATCCTGCTGGACATCATGAGCGGGGTAGCGGCCGCGTTGAAGAGCAAGAGCCTTTCGAGCACCGTTATGCGCGAAGGGCTTTACAACAAGCTCGCGGAGATTCTTCTGCTGCTTCTATCGGCGGTATGCAACTTCGTGCTGGATATGCCGCCGTTCCATCAGCTGGGCATACCGGCCGAGATTGCATACGCCGTAGCCGCCTACGTGGCGTGCATGGAGATTCTTTCAACGATAGAGAACATATGCACCATCAATCCCGATATCCCGCTTGCCAAGCTTCTCATGATTTTCAACATAAAGATTGACAAGAACGATTAGGTTGATATAGACTTGTAATGGCACCTGAGAAGTAAAGGTTCGCTATTCCTGGAAGCCTACGGTGAAACGTACTGGGAATAAATTGGAGACTGGCTTACTCTGTGAACCACTTGTCGGAATGCCAAACCACTTTGCCCGTCCCTTTGCTGATGCCTAGGGGCGGGCGTTCCATAAAGGAGGAACAATGCCTTACGCTTTCAACTCCCACAATCCCAATCTTAATTATGCTGTTAATCAACTGAACAGAAATAACAATATATTCGCTGAGCTTCTTGGACTTGTTCAGGATACAGTAGATAATATAGTTGCAGGAGCGGGTTCTATTGCCACATCCGACCAAGTGGAAATGGCAGTAAATTGGGCTATTGATAGGGCTTCAAACTTTTATGTTACATATAGCCAGGTAAATAGAAATCTAAAAAATACTCATGGATTATCGTTTGATTGTTCTTCTTTTATAATAACAGCATTCTATGCAGCAGGGTTAGATATTAATGCCACATATACAGGAGATATGGTAAGTGGCTTCACGGCAGCTGGATTCAAATGGATACCTGGTAGTGAATGGTATTCCAACCAACTAAAAAAGGGTGACATTCTTCTAAACATAGCCAATCATACTCAAATGTATATCGGACAAAATCAAGATGTGAACTGTGGCTCTACACCTGCAAGGGTACAAGGACATTCTGTGGATAATTACGGACGTGGATGGGATGGTATTCTACGCTATGAGTAAATACTGGGACATACGAAAAACTCTATCCCATAACTGTCTGTTCAACTTTATAATCAGCCTTCGCGGTGGCGGTAAGACTTACGGATGCCTTCAATACTGTGTAGATAAATATTTGAAGGAGAAAAGGGAAGGTAGAACATGGCAGTTCGTATACGTGCGAAGGCAGGAAAACGAACTTAAAAAGCTGACAATATCCCGAGGTGGACGTTTGTTCGCATCAGTAGAAAAGGAATTTCCTGGGCATGTTCTGAAAGCTGAATCGAATACTCTATACTGTGATGGTGATATTTGCGGCTACGCTGTTCAGCTATCGAATGCTTTCACTCAAAAGTCTGATTCATTTCCCTATGTGCAGATGATTATCTTCGATGAGTTCATCGCAGTTAAACGTTCCAGTTATTTAAATGATGAGGTTACAAAGTTCCTTGAACTCTATGAGAGTATTGCACGTCCAGGAACTGACCACCCTACTGTTCGTGTTTTCTTCCTTGGTAATGCTGTTACTCAAACTAACCCTTACTTCGAGTACTTCCGTCTTGAACGACCCTATCAAGGTGAGTTTAAGAAGTTCGGTGCTACTAAGGATATTCTTGTACAAGATGTAGACGTGCCCGAATTACAGAAAGATAAACATGAATCAAGATTTGGTCAGTTGATTGCTGGCAGTGAATACGCTGCATATGCAATTGATAATGAATGGCTGGAAGATGATAGTGATTTTATCGCACATAAAACTAAAGACTGCGAATACCGTATGAGTATTCGTTATAACGGTAGTTGGATTGGTGTATGGTTCGACCCAATTGAATGGATTTACTATATCAGTAATAGCGTTGACTTGCAATATCCAACAAAGTACTCTGCTACTACTGATGACCATAAGCCCAATATTATGCTTATGAAAAACGCTAAAAGTATGAACTCTTTTAAGCACTTAATTGATTATTACAATTCTGGTGCTATTAGATATGAGAGTATCA